CTTTTCAAACCCGATCTTCCACGACGAAACCAAGGCCCGCGAATGGCTTGAAGCTCGGCTGTGGCCCGAAGGTCCGATCTGCCCGAAGTGCGGCGTTGTGGGCCAAGCCACGTTGATGAAGGGCAAGAGCCATCGCGTGGGCCTGTATCAGTGCAACGCCTGCCGTGAGCCCTTCAGCGTGACCGTAGGGACGCTGTACGAGCGCTCGCATGTTCCGCTGAACAAGTGGCTCGGCACCACGCATCTCATGATGGCGTCAAAGAAGGGCATGAGCGCCCTTCAGATCAGCCGCATGATTGGCGTGACTTACAAGACTGCATGGTTCCTCTGCCATCGCATCCGCGAAAGCCTGCGCGACATGAACTCCGGCCCGCTGGGCGGCGTGAACAAAGTTGTCGAGGCGGACGAAACCTACGTCGGCGGCAAGGACAAGAACCGTCACGCCAACAAGCGCGTAGGCGTTCGCGGCGGCTCGGCAAAAGAGGCGGTTGTCTCCCTGGTTGAACGCGACGGTCGCGTGCGCTCACAGCACGTCCCGGAAGTCTCGGCCAAGACCCTGCGCCCAATCCTAGAGGCTCAGATCGACGCCGCGACGCACATCATGACCGACGAGGCGAAGGTCTATCCGCCGGCCACCACGGGCTTCGCCGGCCACAGCGCGGTCAACCACGGGATCGACGAATATGTGCGCGGCGGCGGCTTCATCCACACGAACACGGTAGAGTCCTATTTCGCCATCCTGAAGCGCGGGATCGTGGGGACCTTCCACCACGTCTCGCCGCAACACCTGAAGCGCTACGTGGGCGAATTCGACTTCAGGTATAACGAGCGCTCGGCCCTTGGCGTGTCAGACGCGGAACGTATGTCCAAATCCATCGGCGGGATCGTCGGCAAGCGCCTCACCTATCGGCGGACTGGTGAAGCCGCGTACGCTTAAGCAGAAGGCGAGGCGCCGGCCTCAAGGGAAGCCTCCAGTGCCGTGAGGCATCGCGAGGCGAGCGCTGGGTCAGCAGTGGCCACCAGACCAGCAAAGGCGCTGAATAGGTCCCTAGGCGCCCACCCTTGGCGAGCGTAGCGTTCTGCCAGCGCCCACGCGAACCGAGCGCTATCCATGTCGTCTGGTGAAAAACCGCGGAGGATGTTCGTGGCGATAGATCCAATTCAGGTGGGCGAGTGGTTGAAAGACGGCACCGCCGCAATCGGATTGCTCCGAGCCGCACAGGCGCTGTTGCCGAACGGGCCGAAACGAGCCGAGATTGCAGAAAAGATTGAGGCGGCGGAGCGAGCGTTGGGCCTGAGCAACGCGACGGCGGCCAAGGCGCTCGGTTATGAGTTGTGCAAATGCACCTTTCCGCCCCAGATCATGCTCTGGAATGAGGCGAAGGAAGCGCTCGTTTGCCCAAGCCAGACGTGCGGACGTACCGTCGAAAAGGCGAAATTTGCCGCACCTCCTGAAGTCCAACGCGCGCCGGGAAAAGCGTGCCCAGCCTGCGGGGCCTACGCATTTCGCGTGACCAAGAGCCAACCCATCCATGGGAACATGGGAAAACTGGGCGTGAAGAACGTTACGAGTCGGTGCGGCGACTGCGGTTTTGAAGGCGCCGAAACAGTGGTTCCGCAAGCCTAGCGTAAGACTCTACTTTGAGTCGTCCTTCGGCTTTGTCTTCTGCGACTTCACCGCCGCGACTCGATGCTTCGGTGCCGTATGAAGCGCCGCATCGACGGCGTGCTCAAAGCGCTTCCACGCGTCAGGATCGGGTTCAATAGGGGGCTTATCAGTCATGGGCGTTGAGACCGACGATGGAGACGCCATCGAGCGCGCCGTCGCTAAGACGGCAGCGGAGCGCGAGGCGCGCTTCGCGGATTACTGGAAAGAGCTGGGCGCTTTTGTCCACCAATTTTCCTACACAGAGCGCGCCCTGCAAATCCTTCTGCGACTCGTAGCGGGCGTCCCGACAAATATAGGTCAAGCCGCCTTCCAGGGATACCGGGTCGATGCCGCCAAGGATGCGATCAACCGCATTCTAGAAGCCACCAATCGCCACGCCGCCGTGCGCAGGCTCAAGGGACCTCTCGATCATCTGGGCGCGATCAATTCCATGCGAAACAACATTGTCCACTGGGGCGCAGCCGAGACGGGAGAAGATGAATTCCTCATCAGCAATTCATTTCTCGCCCACGCGCCTCACCGGCTTCGTGAGTATACCGTGTCACCCTCGACGCTGCGGCAGATGACCTTAGACCTATCGAAAATCTCTTGGCATCTCGAATGGGAGGGACGCGGGCTGAGCGTCCCCCGGTGGCTTAGTCGCGCCGTGTTCCGGCCAATTCTTCGAGCCTCATGGCAATATAGACCGCCTCTGCCGCTTCCTGCTGAGAAAGCTCCCCGTGGCGGGCGTCCTCCAAAGCGTAGGCGCCCTCCCGCCGCATAGCCATGGTGACCTTAATGGCCGGTCTGTCACGCTGAGGTTGGTCTAGCATTTGCGCCTACTATGTTAAAGGGATAATTCCCCTCGGTTTGGTCCGGAATCCGTTCAGCGAACCGCTGGATTCTCTGTGCCTCCGCACTCACCCTCGGGGTCGTGCGGCCCCCCAGCTCCTGCACAAACAATGTATCGATCTGAACCTCTAGGCCGGCCTCAACGGCTTTCGCGAGCGCGGTGTTCAGTTCGCCGAGCTTGGCGTGAATCGTCTCGGCTAGCTCTTTGTCGGTGCTTTGCATGCCTGCTACTATGCGCCATCCGGCCCTAAAAAGAAACCCTAAACCCAAGCCCAACCCGCGTTCGGCGCGGAGGGCTGAGAACCGTTCAGTATGGGGGCCAGCAACCCGGCCACAATTCCGTAGCTCATGGCCGGCGCGCTCGTGCCCGCATCGAAATATTCCGTCTCAAGAACGTCCACTCGTTCCCGCTTGATCCGTGCGCCAGCGTCGGTATCTGCCGCGAGCTGCGCAGTTGCCGCCCTAGCGGCAAGCTCCGCAACGGCCGCCTGGAGGCAGGAAGGCAGGTCGGGCAGTGGGTAGCCAGCATCGTCAAGGGCGCCCGTCCTGGGCCATTCCAGGCCCTGCACGAAGCCCTTGCGGACGCCGCGCATGTATGGTCCCCAGGTCGCGTCGATATAAGCCGTCGCTTCGCGGATCGCCCCGTCCATCTTGAGGTCGGTCGCCAGGGCGGTCCAGGCGGCGGCCAGGGTTGTCTGATGGCTTCGCGCAGCCCAGTATGCCGTTACATAGGCTTGCGTGGCATACGCGTCCGCCGAGGCCACTCCTGCTCCGGTCTCAGGGATCAAGGTGGAGGTCAAGTGCTGATCTCCCGATAGACAATGAGCCTGCCTTCAAGTTCTCGCGTCACCACGCCCGCGCCCGAGATAAGCTCCAAGTCGTAGAGGTAACGAATCGAAGGCTTGGTGATGTCGAAATCAACGCCATCAAGAATGGCCAGCGGGAAGTTCAACCAGCCAGCCATGGCTGAACTCTGTGCGGCCGTCATAGAGAGCGTCACGGTCCCCAGCGCCCCGCCCAAGGTGATCGTTCCCCCGTTCGCGTCCGATCCCGTTGAGAGATAGACCTGTGAAATCCCGTTATAGGTGTCCTTTACCGACATGCGGGCAGTGTAGTCGGTCAGGTTGACCGCCGAGCCGGAACTAAGCTTCGTGTAAATGAAGGACCACGTCTCGCCCTGACGGATCGTAAGGTCTTGCCTCGCGGTCATCAGCCGCCCGCGAGGGCAATTAGCTTGGCTCGGCCGGTCAAGTGGTGAGGGGCTTTACCGTCGCGTTGAGCAATGAAGGCGCGGAGTTCATCGTCGGACATAATCGACTGTACATCAGGCTCGCCCGCCTTGTTCTCCGGCGCGCTCGCAAAGGCCCGATTCTCAGGAGCGGCGCTGAACGCCTTGGCCTCGCGCACATAACCCTCCGCCCTTAGGCCGGGGACAATGGCGTCCGGCAAATCAACCAAGTCCCCGCCCGGACTGGCGTGTTCCGTGTTGACCCCATCACGACTGAAGGGGAACGGTCTCAGAATGTCGCAGAGCATCGGCGTCTCCTAGCCCAAAAGAACGTACACGACCCCGGTCTTAGTGTCGCCGCCCGCAGCGACTACGACCTTGATCCGATCATTGGCGACCGCGATGTAATCGTTCACCGCAGCGCCTCCGGCGGCATAGACGCTCGCCACCCCGACAGTATCATGTGTCGCCTGTCGGGGTGCACGGGTCGCGTCCGCGTTGACGTTGTCCTCGTCCCAGATGATCTCGCCCGTCGCCTCAGACGTGACGACAAAGTCAACGCCGTTAGCGAAGTCGGTCTTCACATAGCGGACCTGGAGAATGCGGCCGGTGACGGTTTCCGAGTAGGCGGTCGCCGCACCGGCGGCATCGGTCGTGAGCGGAATTGAGACGCGTTGAACGTAGCTCATTACGCGGCCTGACGGATGTAGCTGAGCACGACAGTTCCGTTCAACAGACCGGACTGATCGGCGTTGGCGCCCCAGCCGTCGGCCATGTTCACGTGGACAGTGTGAGCGGCGCCCGTGGCGATTTCCAGCGCGCCGCCCGCCGTCGGAGCCGCGCCCTTGACCGTGGCGGTTCCGTTGGTGTCAGCCGCGACTTGGCCGGTGACGATGTTCTCAAACGTCGCCGTGCCAGATAGTTGCGTCACCGCGCCTGAGGCGATGACCGTGCCGAGGCCGATTTCAGGGGTGTCGTTCGCGGTCGAAACACCCGAGAAGGCGACGGACATATAAGCATCGCGAATGAGGCAGGCCCCAGCCGGAAGCGTGTAGATCAAAGCGCCGACGCCCAAGTTCTCGCTCGTACCAACCGCCAAGACGGTGTTGGTCAACGTCAGGACCGCAGTCACATTGACCCCGTCCCCATAGTGAACGGCGGTGACGGTCGCTTCGGGCGTGCCGTTGTTCGCGTTGGTCTGAAGTTGTTTGGAGGCGTCGAGCAAGGCGGCCTTAGACGCGGCACTGTTAGCCGCGACCGCGCCGTTCAGGACATTGAGTTCTGCCGCATCGGCGTCGATCGCGACTTCCGCCCCGGCCGCGCCGATCTTCAGGCCGCCGACGGGCAGACCGAGGATGTCCGTATTCTTCGATGCGCCGAGAACCAGGGTCTTGGACGCGACCGAAGTCCCGGCCAAGGACGTATCGTTGAAGTTCAGCTCGGCGGCGGAGGCGGTCAGGCCAGCGACAGTGTCCGTGGCGGCAGCCGTGTACCAGAGCGTGGCCGAGCGGCCAACGAACGTGGCCGTTTGCCCAGGGGTCAGGGTGAAAGCGTTGCTCGCGCCGAGCGCATTGATCTGCGAGCCGGACACCGGATAAACGAGCAAGTTGTTGGAGGCATTGGTGTTGATCACCGTCACGACTTCATCGGCCGCCGCGACAGGTAGCTTCACGCCGGCCGTTCCATTCGCCCCGGTCACGGCGTTGAGTTCTGCCGTGAGCGCAGTGGCGTCGGAAATCAACGTGCCGGCGGCGGCTGGCGAGGCGCTGGAGCGATAGAGCTTGCCGGCTGCGTCGTAGATGGCCGCCTTACTGGCCGTGGCCACACCGGCCGCAGCGCCGTTCAGGACGCCGAGCTCGCCGGTGTCCAAGCCGGACAGGGCGGCGATTTCGTCGATCAGGCTGGCGCCGTTAACGGTGATGTCTCCGCCAGTCTCCACTTCGATGGAGCCGCCAGAGGCGACGACGATGCGGTCGCCATTGGTGTCTCTATAGGTCTTGGGTTGGTAAGCCATTGGTTCGGTTCCGTTGGTTGCAGCGGGCTCAGCCGCCTAGCCACTTAAGGCACGGGTGAAAGAGTGGTGGCAGTTAGACCCAGCCACCATGGGCTGGTCTGGTTAGGCCGGGTCAGTCGTAAGCGTCGAAACGAGGATCGACGCGTCTTCAGTGATCGGCCGCTCGTGAGCGTTGTAGAGGATAGCAAAAATGCCATCGACCACGGCGTTCTGAGTAGTCCGGGTCAAGGACGCGAACACATAGCGTTGACGCGGCTGATGGATGTCCAGCAGCATGATCTTGTTGTCCGCGTCGGAGGCTCCGGCCGTGAACGTCGCCGTTTCGGTCAGGGTGACCGGTGACGGGGACGAAACGGAACTGGCCGAATTGGTCTTGCCCGTAAGGGTCAGGACCGAGCCGGACGTAACGTCGCCCAGCACCGCCAGGAAGGCGATGGAATCGAAGCCGATGGTATCGACTACATCGGTCACGAGTTCCGAAGTGGCGGCCACGGCCGCATTCTCGACGCGGATGATCTTCGCGTCATTCAGGAGGTTCAGGTGCATTGGATTGGTTCCTTATGATGCGAGATTAAGCGCTGACCACGACCAGGGCGAACGCATCGAAGTCCACCACGTCGCCGCCGACACGCTTGCGCGAGTAGAACGAAACGAAGGGCTTGGCCGAATACGGGTCGCGCAGGGTCGTGATGCCGAGACGGTCAACCACGGTGTAGGCCCGGCGGAAGTCGCCGAACGCCACTGAAAGAGTGCCCGCCCCAACCGCCGGCATGTCATCGGCCATATAGACCGAGTGCCCGACGAGGGTGGAAGGCGAACCGGCGGTCAGGCCGGGACGCCAGATGAACTGCCCGTTGCCATCCTTCATCAGGACCACGGCCTCGACCGTGGACCGCTTCATCAGCCAACTCGCATTGGCGAGATAGAGCGACTTGATGCGGAACGGCATCTTGGCGATGACGGTATCGGTGAGCGCCGTCGCCGCGCCAGAGGCGACCTGGGCGATGGTCCCCCGAGTCGATCCCGCCGCGTAGGTCAGAATGCCGCGCGGCTGGTTGATCCCTGTGCCGGAGACGAACGCCGTGGCCTCGGTGCGCCCGAACTTGTCGGCGATCTTACCGGACAGCCAGGCCTCGACGTTGATGGCCGCATCCTCCAGGAACTTCTGCGTCACCTTCGGGTTGGCATACAGCTCGTGGACCGGGATGCGCTGCACACCGACCTGGGGCGTGTCGGTTTCGGAGCGGGTTTGCTCTTCACCAACCCAGCCGGCGCCGGCCTCCCCGATATCGACGGGGACTTCCAGGGCCTCCGTCCCGATGATCTCGACCGTGGCGAGCTGGCGCAGGGGCGAGGACTCGAAAATCTTGTTGATGATCCGAGCCGACTGAGCCGTGGGAACCAGATAACCGCCGTCCGGGTTGGAGCCGACCGAAAGCGCCTTGGCTTCGATGGCCCGCTCGTCAGGCGACCGCAGGTAGGTGTCGAAAGACTTGGCCCAAAGGTCGTAGCCCTCCTTGTCCATCGTCTCGACAGTCGGGCGCGATCCCCACTTGCCATTGCCGCTGGCCGAGGCCTTGGTTTCCCAGAACGCCAAAGCGTCCTTGGTCTCATCGGCCGCATTCTTCGAGTCGCCGGTCGGCAGGCGCTTGAACGCAGCCTCCAGGCGGTCGGCCTGGTCCTGGTTCGCCTTGACCGAAGTTTCCAGGGCGACTTGCTTTTCAACCACGGAGATCGCCAGCGCGTCGAGCTGCGCCTTGATTTCCGGGTGATCGGCCATGCCCTTGGCCTCTTCAGCGAGCTTGCGCACCGCTTCGAGATCTCGGTTTTGCGAATCGCACATCGCCTTTAGGCCCGTGGCGGTGTCGCCAAAGCCCTTCACTTCGCGCTGGATTTCCTCCAGCACAGTCTTGTCGTCAGCCATTGTGGTGGTCCTTAAGTGTGGATGGGAGGAAGCGCGCCCTTTGTGGAGCGGATTTGCTCCAATAGGCCGCGCAGAGATTGATCACCCCCAGCCTCACGCCGTGCGATCTTCTTCACCACGGAAACAAAGTCCGTGGTGTCTTTCCGGGACAGGCTGCAAACCTCACGTAGGAACCGTTCCGCGTCAGATAGAGTCTCAAGTTCATCAATGGCCGCCTTGACCGAAGTCACGCAGGCCATCTCGTTCATCGGCATTGTGACGGTTGAAACCTCATAGAGATTCAACTTATTCAACATCCGCATATTCTGTGATGGCATCATTTCAGCATCAACAGTCTCAAAGCCAATCGAGAGACCGTCGAGCGCCCCATCCTTCAGCAGCAAATAAGCCTCGTCAGCTTGCTGCACGCCCTTGGTCAATTTGCCTTGGACCAGGAGTCCGTGGCTGTCCTCTTGCATATTTGACCAAACGCCAATGGGCTGACGGGTGTTGTGTTGCCAAAGCATGGCCGGCATCTTGCCCTTGGTGCGCCATGCAGCGAGGGTTTCGGTGAAGGCCCCCTGCTTGATCATGTCGCCGCCTTGGTCGACATTGCCGAAGCACGCGCCGTAGCCCGTGAAGGTCCCGTCCCCGGCAGTATCCGCCTTCAGCTCGCACGCGATGGTCTTGTGCTCGATCTTCATGCGCGTCTCCTACTGAACCGGCATCGCGCCATTAGGCTTCGGCGCTGGTAAAGCGGCTGGAGGCGGAGCGAGCGCCGCCACTTGATCCTCCGCACTCGGGATATTCGCCATGCCCTCGGCGGTGAATGCCTCTAGTGTCTTGTCCGGGGCCAACAGGCCAACGGCCGCCATGTAGCGGCACAGCGGCTCCAGCAACGCCGGATCGGCCGCAGCGGCGTCGACCAGGGCGGGCGTCAGGTCAGCCCCGCAGACAGGGCCACTTCCTGCCGGTGTGGATTGCGCTGATCTGCTGCTTGCTGATGCCGTAGATGGCCACCAGATCAGCCAGCGAAGCCTTCCCCCGCATGGAGGGGATTTCCCGGGCAACCCCTTCAGTTATCTTGGCTCCGCCGTTCCTGGCACCGCTGTTGTGGGTGCCGTGAATCTTCTTGTCGGCGTGGTTTTCTCGGCGCGTCGCCCAGCGCAGATGGCGGGGATTCATACAGGCCAGATGACCATTGCCGCACGAGTGAGCGGCGTCATGTCGGGGGGTTGGCGGCTCCCCGTGAGCCATGATGCACATGACGCGCGACGCTGACGCCTGCCTTCCGACATGACGCCACGCCGTAGCCGTTTGCTCCCGTGGCGAAGGGCCAGCGAAGGCACTCATCCGTGGAGTGGTCAACGTTTGCCGCTATCCATCTCAAGAGGGTGCCCTTGACCGTTCCGCCAGCGTCCCCGTTGCGGCCATCCGTGGTGCGTGCTTTGAAGGCGTCAGCCATTCGAACCTCATCCGTTCGTGTTGGTCAGGGCCGAGCGGTGTTACAAGCACCGTTTCGGCCCGCTAATCTTACGCCTCTGGCGGCTGTTCTTCCACGACTTTATCGGTAGGCAGTAGCGCGGCGACAGCGCCCTCCACGTCATCGAACTGTGTTGTGGCGGCCTCGGTGAATTTCTCTAGCGTCGTCCCTGACGGCAAGAGGCCGGTCGAGATCAAATACCGAAACAGGGGCTCCATGCCCGCCGTGGCGACCGAGCTGACCAGTGCGGCTAAGACGGTTGCTTCGACCTTCTTCACGGAATTGGCGTTGCGGGGCGCGTATTGAAGGGCGTCTCGCGCCTCATCCACATCGAGCACGCCAGCCGTCACCAATTCTAGGGTCGACTTGCGCTTCGATTCCCGCACGGGCTCTAGTGCCGAAATTTCGTCGAGATCAACGGCAAGGCGGAGGCCATCGCCGAAGCGGGGAACGAGCCAAGCATTCAGCGCGTCCACGGTCCTGTCCAGAAGCGGCAAGACTGTATCTTGCCACAACTCCAAGGACGCCTGGGCCTTATTCGAATAGGTGTCGGAGCCAGGGACGATCAGCAGGTGCGGGACGCCATAGGCAGTACAGATGTCGCGAGCGGCGTCTTCCTTGCCCTTGTTGAAATCCATATCCTTGGGCGACGTGCCCATCTCTTCCCAACGGACATTGCCGCCGAAGACGAAGGGCTTGCCGGCCTTGGACGCTCCGCCGTGGCGGTCTTCTAGCTCCTCGCGGGCGGCGGTGATGACCTCCTTTGGGGCCGATTGTTCCGTGCCGTCTGTTCCCTTCACGGGCTCAAAGATCAGCGCCCCGCTCGGCCTAGCCCCGTTCTGGAGCAGAGCCATATTGTGGGCCGAGGCTTCGTTGTGCCGATCAATCCCATAGGCCGCCGCCTCGGTACGCCCCAGCCCATACCAATCGTCGGTCGGGTGAAACTCCTTGACGTGAAGCACGTCGCCCGCGCCCGTGAGCGGATCGACAGGGAACACAAGCGTCTGGCCATGGGCCTCGTACTGGTAGCCCTGCGGCATTCCGCCCGGACCAGCGATCACCTTCACCCGGTCAGGGCGCATGGGCCAAAGCTCGACCGGCGGTCGGCCAGACGAAAGGGTTTCGCCGATCAGGTAGCTGTTTCCCGCGATCACGAGGTACGCGTAGAACGCCTCAAAGAGCGCGTGACCCCCGATCATGGGCGCCGGACGACTAAGCAGGTCGAGCAGCGGATGGTTCTCAATCTCGTTGCCGGCCTTGTCATACAAAAGCCAGGGCGTCATGGCCGCCGACGTAGCGATCAGACGAATGCACTTATTCGCAATGGCGTTGCGCCCAAAGCCCTCGTCCGCAAGCTTGTCGTAGCGTCGGTCCGTCCAGACCGGGGCCCCAACTTGCCAGGCAGAGATCGCGCCGCCGACCGGGTTTTCCCTCCGCTCTAGGTGCGGCGCCCCCAGCCCCCTGGTCATGGCCCCGAAGATCCCGCCGCTCATTTGGCGTTCATCGCGTGCAGGACCGATCCTATCACCAGCAGGCTGCCGCCGACGATCAGCCCGGCGGGCAGATAGATCATGCCGGCCCCCCATGAGATCAGGGCCGCGCCGACCATGCCGACGAGGTCGCGTATCGTTGTAGAACCAAACATCCGATGCGCGCCTCCGGGTCTACTGGCTGGCGCTGATCACCCGGCCGCCGACATTCCATTCGAATCCAGGACCGGCGCGCGCAATGGCGTTGAACGCCCCCGACGCCGCATCGACTTGGTCATCATGCTGGGCCTTCGGAAACGACGCCATCTCGTTCAGGAAGGGCTCATTCCAGTCAGCCCTTACGATAGAGACCCGGCCGATTTCGACCTGCGCGGCGAACGGATCAGCCCTGACTTCCTTGTCGCCGCTTTCCCGCTCGAATCTGGGGCCGAACACCGCAAATTCCGTGGCGTAGCTGTTCTTCTGATCCTTGCCGGCCTGAGCCGGGTCCTGGGGGAAGATCAGCTTGACGCTCTCCCCGTGTTGAGCCCTGTCCGCCTCTGCCGTGGCCTTGATCAACCTACGAACTTCGCCAGGACCCTTTTGGAACCGCTGCACGTCCAGGACGATGTAGCCCTCGCCATCCAACCGCTCGCCGAGCTTCACGCCCGCCGTGTAGTCGCCATCCCCGTCAGTGCTCGCCAGGTCCCACCGGCGGACAATGGTCTTGCAGGGAAGCGCCTGGGGGATGACCTTGAACGCGTCCCGCTTGAATAGCCCGCCCTCGCGGGGCGCCGGGCGCTGTTGAAGCTGTCCAGCCTCGACATAGGACCCCGGAGGGGCAATCTCGGCCAGTTCCGCCGGACCAAACCGCTCAGGCCAGAGCAGTTCGCCGTCCTTCGTCCTGGGGTCCTTGAAGCCAATGCTCGACTTGACCGGCGTCGGGTGGTCCGGCTCGAATCTGGCCGGCAAGCAGAGATGGTCCCAACCCGTATCGTTCGCGAGCAAATGGCCGGTCAAGTCGTTCTCATGCAGCCGCTGCATGATCACCACGAACGCCCCGGTCTTCGGATCGTTGAGCCGCGAGCGCATCGTCTCGTCAAACCAACTCAGGACGTTGTCCCGCTTCGTCTCCGACCTGACATCGTCGGCGCTGATCGGATCGTCGATCACGATCACGTCCCCGCCATCCCCGGTCAGGGCGCCGCCGACCGACGTAGCTATCCGATAGCCGCCAGCCGTGTTGTCGTACCTGATCTTCTGGTTCTGATCATCGGTCAGGGTCAGGGCAAAGTGATCCTGATACCACGGGCTTTCCAGGACCCGCCTGGCCCGCGTATTGTCCCGGATCGACAGGGTCGCCGCATAGCTGGCGAACAGGAACTGTGTCTCTGGTCTGTTCGTCCACTCCCAACACGGCCACATCACACAGGCCTGGTATGATTTCATGCACCGAGGCGGAATGTTGATGATCAGCCGCTTCAGGGCGCCCCGTGAAATCGCCTCCAGGTGCTCACTGATCGCCTCGATGTGCCAGCCGGAGATCAGTGGCCGATGCTCGACCAGGGGCCATGCGCGCCTAATGAACGCGTGAAGGCTTGCCTTGCACTCCCGCCGAGTCTCCCGACGCCTGTATTCCGCCAGTGCCTTGGCGAGCATCAAGCGTCGCGGCCTCAGCTCGGATGAAGTCTGCAAGCTCGTCATCCGCCATCCGCTCAAGTTCAATCCTGCCGCCATGCTCAATTCTATGAACATCGCGCCACTCGTTCGGCCTGCGGTTCTTCAGCCAGAAGATTGCCGCCGTAGTGTCGGGCGGGACATGCTCCACGACTGGCGTCCTGACAATCGCGCCCTGGAACTGGAACACTTTCTCGCTGTCAAACGTGTAGCCAATAGCTCGGCGGTACAGCGACTGCTCAACACGCGCGTCGGCGGGTTCTTTGCCTACGTTTAGGGACTGACAAAATTCGGGGCGGTCGTGCTTCCAGCGGTTCAGCGTCCGCTCATCGACGCCGAAGAACTCCGCTATCTCTCGATCCGTTGCGCCGAGCGCGCCAAGTTTGGCCGCTTGTTCGACGAACTCCGGTTTGAACTTGGATGGACGACCGCCAGCCATCTCAGGCCGCTCGCGCTATCTGTTCAAGCCCTGTGCGAATTCGGGCCTCGGCCACGGTCAGTTGGATCGTGCGCGCTCGGCGACCCGGTGGCGTGACGACTAGGTCGATACCGTCGCCAGCGATCAACGCAGCGACCACCACCTTGCCATCTGCGATCTCGAATAGCGTCGCGCCGTGCTCGCCTGGAATTGCCCAGAGTTCCGTAGACGCCGGCCGCTTATCGGCTTGGTTGGTCAATGCGGGGGCTCCTGGAATTAAATCGCGTGGGGCTGGAATATAGGCTTGTGATATGTGCCGGGAATGTGTAGGGTGTTCTTGTAGAAGGAGAAGAGACGATGACCGCGACGCAGCGTCCCGCGACTGGACCCGAGAAAATCGAAGCCCTCAAGCTGATGATCAGCGAAGGGCGATTTCACCACGCGACGCACCGTCACAGCGGCCCCGGCCTTTTCCATGGACTCTACGTCTACGAGAGCGACGATTTGACGGCTCCAGAATTCTTCAAGCGGTACAAGCTCGCGCTCACTTTCTACGATCTCGGGGAGGAAGAATTCGAGAAGCAGGCCCATGAGCTGACACGTCACAACCTGTGCGTGGGAAGCTATCAACACGGCGGCTAGCGCCTAACCGCCCCCTCAGGGGTATGAGACGAGGAGAAGGTGAATGGAAAACAAGGACTTAGGGGTCAGCCCGGAGTTGCCAATCGTGCCCAAGAGCACCCGAGAGGCGGCAGAGGGCGACTTGATCCACTACAGCTATCAACCGCTGGCGGCCGTTCGAAGCGAAGTCCAGACCGTTCCGTCGCCGGGAGCCTACCGCAGCAAATACGAGAAGCCTTCCGGGCTCTGGGTGAGCGTCTACGGCGAGGCGGACTGGGCGTCGTGGTGCGCGTCGGAAAACTTCGGGAGCCTCGACAAGGCTCAGGCCTACCGACTGACACTCAGTCCTGACGCTCGGATATTGCGCCTTCCAACGGCCTTCGATCTCGACCTCTTTACCGAGCAATACGGCTCGGACTGCGAATGGGGATCGACCACAAGGTATGTTGATCGCGTGATCGATTGGCATCGCGTGGCGGCCGACTGGCAGGGCATCATCATTGCCCCGTACCACTGGAGCCGCCGACTGAACGACCTGTCCGGCTGGTACTATGGCTGGGACTGCGCCAGCGGGTGCGTCTGGGATGCGAGCGCCGTGGCAGGGCTTGAGCCCGTTCATGCGCCGCCGCAGCCTGACGAAGACGCCCTCTCCGATGCTCTTGGGCACGACGGGAGCGAAGGCGAAAGCCGAAGCCCTGGGATGAACCCATAACCTGTGTAGAGAGGATGAAGACGATGGGCCGCATCCTGCACGCGACCAACTGGAACGGCGACGACCGCACGCTGTGTGGTGATGCAGATGACTCCGGCGCCAGCGGCGACGCGGACGAAGACCCGACTTATGCAGAAATAGGCGAGCGCGTCACCTGTCTAGATTGTCGCCGCGTCATTGATCATGTCCACGGCGCGTTTGCGACAACGCGAACGTACCGCAGAAGGGTCTAACCCCTAACCCCCGTACTGAATGAAGGAGGAGAAGATGGGCTGGCAACCGATCGAAACAGCGCCGAAGGACGGGACCCACATTCTTCTTGGCGGCTGCAAGAATGGCCCCAGCGTTCGGATAGGGAATTGGGGCTCCGGACAATACAACAGGCGCACGCGTTCCTATGACCCCGACTGGGCGGACGGCGCCGGGCCATTGACGGGGCCCACCCATTGGCAACCCCTGCCGGAGCCCCCGAAATGACCCAAACCCCCGCCCAGCTCCGCGCGAGCATAGCCTACCGTAAGAAGCTGGCTGAGGCTGGATTCAGGGCTGTTACTGTCAGGGTTTCACCAGCAGCATTCGAAAGGCTGTGCGCCCTGGCTAAGGTTCATGGCTCGAAGGATAAGGCGGTGGAGGCGTGGTTGCTTGGCGACGGTCCCGCGCCGGTTGTCGCTGCGCCCGCTCCGAAGCCGCCCTCGTTCTCGCACGGCCGATCCAAGACAGTGGTGGTGAAGGCTAGCGTTGATCGCGCGGAGGCGGTCGCGCGCGTCAAGGCCATCGAACGCGCGCGACACGCCGTCGCCGTTGACGCCCTCACCGGAGCGCCGATCAAGCGGCGGGGGGCTATGCAGAAAGGCGAAGGGAAGAAGCGATGAACATGTACTGCAACCACGCGCGCGAAGTCAGACTTCGCTGGCTCGGCCACAAAGACGAACCTAGGCGCGTTGATTGCTGCGAAGCATGTGCCGCCATGATCTGGAATCGGCTACCGGAGCCATGCCGGACATCGTTCGTGATCGAATCGTTCGATGCGGCGATATAATACGGGACCTATATACGTGCGTGACCCGTTGACAGACTCGCGAGATCAAGCGTAGGACTCCGGCAAGGTCGCGAACCACGTCTAGGGACTAGCCCTGACCCCCCGCACCTTAACCCCGCTACCTATCCCCGGCCTGGATTGATTCCAGCGCAGGTGCGGTAGCTCACTCCAAACCACGGCTCACAATCAATTCCGGCTTCAGTGCAAGCCGGGGAACCGCTGTCTCAAGCAGCGGTCCCCGGCGCGTGGGCGCGTGGGTTCTCCTCCCCTGAAACAGAAAGGACTCCACCATGTTGTGGATCGAACCCTATTACCGCCTGCGCCATGGACGCCTTGAACACGTCCGGGGACACTGGCGGCATTCACCCACGAAGAAGCTTCCGAACGTCCTTCGGCTTCCGCTTCCCTCGTAACTCAGTCACGTTCTGAGTGTCAGGCTTGCCGGTCGCTTTCGCTTCGGCGCGGGCGGCCGGCGGCTTGGCCGCCTTGGATTTCTCAATGTTGGCGCGCATCTCGGCCGGATCGGTCCCCACGAACCTCTCCAGCGCCTCGTCAAAGGGCATGTCTAGGTGCATCTTGTCCTCGTAGGGGCGCTTGGTCATGGCGCGACGATAGCCCACAAAGGCGAGCATCAGAAATGGAAGAACGACTAGCGGCGCTTGAAGCGCACGTGGCGGCCCTAACGGCGCCATTCCCGTTCGGCATAGCGTCGGCCGTTGTCGAAACCGAAAGCGGTCTCTCAATCTTGATCGCAATGCTGGCGGTTGAACTGCACAAATCAGGCGCGCTCGATAAGGGCGAATTCACGAAAACGATCAGGAAGGCCGTGAAGGAGGCGGAAAAGCAGCTCCTGGAGAATCCAGCGTCTCGGCGCGGCCATGATCTATTCCTGATGCAGCACGTCGCGAACGTGATTGACGGCCACGGCAAGAAGAAAGGCTGGAACCCAATTGTGATTGAAGGCGGAGCCACTCCCGATCCAGACGGCCCAGACTAGTTACGATAGCGCTCGCCCAGTACTCTTCGTCTCTCACGTCGCCCGCCCCCCTAGGGCGCTTGGGCGCCCTATGCCTTTGCGATCAATTCCGCATACCGAAGCCGGCCATCCACACGCGCCAGGAACTCACTGAATCGATCTCAACCGCGCCCTTCAAGCGC